CAAGTGACAGTTACTTAACTATTTCAAATGGTGGCTCTACTGGTCCGGGTCCTATACAAATTGTTGCATCAGCAAATTTAAATCTTTCTGCAGGCGCCGGACAAGTAATCAATGCAAACAGAAATATTGTAGCTGCTGAAGGCGTTACAGGTGATGTAATTGGCAGTGTGTTTGCAGATGATTCAACACTATTAGTAGATGGTGTAAATGGTGAAATACCAGGGTATGTAAAAATTGCAGATTTGAAAACAGCATTACAAGACGGTGCAGGCGACTATGCAGCATTTAAAGCATGGGTACTGGCAAACTTATAACGGAGACATAAATGGCAATTCAAAGCATAAACATAGGGACTATTGCAAACGACGGAACAGGTGATGATCTCCGTGTTGCATTTAATAAAGTTAATGCAAACTTTTCAGAATTAGATCAAAGAATATTACCAGGGGCAGACGGACAAAATATAGGTGCTGGTACAGGAATTTTTTATGTAAAAGATACTAATTACTTACAATTTAAAAGTTTAGTTGCAGGTGACAATATTAATTTGTCTAACACATACAATGAAATAACTATCACAGCCGACGCTATAAGCAATATTACTTTTAACTCCGATGTAGGATCTTTAGCATTTACTGGTACTGACGCTATTAATTTATTAGGAGGTCAAAATATTGACACTTCTATTTCAGGACATACTGTGACATTTGCAGTGGATGGAAACAATCTAGTTGTTCAAGATACATCACCTACGTTAGGCGGCAATCTTAATGCTAATACTTATAATATAAGTGGTGCAGGTACTATTACTGCTAGTTCTTTTGTAGGAGATTTAACAGGTTTAGTGTATGGTTTAGACATGCGATACTATACACAAAATGTACGTGAAGCACTCATTGACACAGATTATGGGTCTATTGACACAAATACACTAACTACGTTCGAACTTTTACTATATTTCACACCAATAGACTATGGTACATTTACAAGTCCAGAAGGATTAACATCAGACTACGGAACCTTTACAGATCCTCTATAGCGATAAATACATTGCAGAGGATCATTAAATGAGTTTATGGACTAAATCGTCAGGTATAAAATTAGCAACATTACAAGAAAGACAAACTACTACAGTAAGTTTGCCGCTTTCAGATTTATCAGCTGTTACTACTTTTATAAGTGGCAGCTTACCAGACGGTATGAGGTTAAGTGGTAATCAACTTGTAGGCACTCCGTATCAAGTTCCTAGAGATACAAACTATAAGTTTGTTATTAGAGCTACATTAGGTCCGATCCTAGAAGATAGAACATTTGTAATTGAGGTGCAAGGCCCAGATAAACCTGTTTGGATTACAGAGGAAGATTTATTACCTGTTGGTTTAGAAGGACAATACTTTATTTTAGATAGTGCGCCAGTTGATTTTCAATTAGAAGTAATAGATGCAGACACCAGTGCAGGACAAACTTTAGAATATTGGATAGGAAGTAGAGACGGAGAGTTACCGCCGGGTGTACAATTAACGCGAGATGGTAGACTTGTAGGAATAGTAGATCCTATATTATCGTTAGAAAAAGATATTAATACAGGTGAATATGACACAGGCCCTTATGATGCGCAAGGAAAAACTCCATTTGACTTTGCTGTTCGTCCCAATAATGGCTACGATAGTTATTTTTATGATATAACACTTTATGGGTTATCTGTACCGACCAAAACGCCAAAAAAATTAAATAGGTTTTATCAATTTACAGTAAGCGTTAGTGACGGTGATACAATAGAAAAACGTACATTTAGAATTTATGTTGTAGGTGACGACTTTTTTAGATCAGACACAACTATAATGCAAGTAGGAACAGGCATATTTACTGCCGATGTTACCAATTTACGAACTCCTATTTGGATTACTCCTAGAGATTTTGGTTATAGACGAGCTAACAACTATATTACACTAGTTTTAGATATCATAGATCCTAACACACTAACAGGCCTTGTTGCTTATAACCTAGAGTCAAAAAATGATGACGGGTCCGACAGCGAATTACCGCCAGGACTAGCACTAGATACAATAACAGGTGAAATAGCAGGCTACACGCCCTACCAACCAGCAGTAACAAAAGAATACAAGTTTACAGTAAACGCAAGACGTTTTGAAATAGATCAAGAAAATATTCAGTTTTTACAATTTGTTTTTGAAGACACACCTGTTAATTCGTTAAACTTGAAACTTAACAAACTAGGGGAACACGCCAATAGAGCAGTAGGACAAAATTTTAATATAGATGGGTTTGCTTACAAAGTACAAAGCATAAACACAACTAACTCAGAATTTGATACTGTTGTATTAGACAAAGTTTTACATAAAACATTAACCAAAGGTACATCGATTGATCTTGGTACAGTAAGTATTACTTCTACAGAAATAGCTGAAAAAGCAAAAACATTTACAATTAAACTACTAGGTGAGGTAGATAGTGTAATAAGATGGCTAACTCCTGAGAATCTAGGTAGTATAAGTTCTAACTATGTTAGTACATTAGCAGTACAAGCAGAAACTACAGTTCCGAATGCAAGACTAATTTACACGCTAGAAAGTGGAACACTTCCACCTGGAATATCTCTTTCTTATGATGGCGAGCTGATAGGTAAAATAAACAGTTTTGGAACAAGTGATAAACCTGGATTAACAGTATTCGATAACCAACAATTACTACTCGATGCTAATACTACTTCAATAGATAGAAACTTCAAATTTACAATTAAAGCCCAGGATCAATTTGGTTACAGTGCTATACAAAGACAATTTAATATAGTCGTTAGTGATCCTGATGATAAACTCTACAGTAATATTTTTGCTAAACCGTTTTTAAAAGAAAGCAGTAGGGTAGAGTTTTCTAATATAGTAAACAATCCGGATGTATTTTTACCAGAATACATCTATAGACCAAACGATCCTAATTTTGGACTTCAAACAGAAATAAAAATGCTAATGTATGCTGGCATAGAAACCAAAGAAATAAGTCATTATGTTGCAGCAGCAGCAAAAAATCATAAACGGAAAAAGTTTATTATCGGCGATGTAAAAACTGCGGTTGCTAAAACACCAGGTACAAATGATATTGTTTATGAAGTTGTATATTTAGAAGTTATAGATCCTTACGAATCTAAAAATGGAGACGTAAAGAAAAAAATTAATGTTGTAAACAGCAAACAATTAATTAATCAAGTTAAATATACTGTTGAAGACGAACTATACGATTCTGATCCTGCTACACTAAAAATAACTACAAGAGCAGAAGGCGAAGTAGATTTAACTTTTTATAAAGCATTGCCTATATTGACTAGAAGCGGTATAGTAAACTATCAAGTAGGAAGCACGTTTGATGTAATACTACAAGACAATTCAGTAGTTTCTGCAACACTAATTCCAGGCAAGCCTAAGACTATGAAACTTAGACCTACACCCGCAAACGTCATTACAGTTGACTCGGATGCAATAACAATAGACGGAGGCAATGATGTAGTTAGATACATATCTAACATTAGTCATATGCGTGATGCAATCAAGGAACTAGGCGAAACAGAAAAAAATTACTTACCTTTGTGGATGCGAACACCGCAAACTGGAAGTGTAAACGAACTAGGTTTTGTAAATGCTATTCCATTGGTATATTGCAAGCCAGGAAAAGCAAGTATAATCAAAAACACAATAGATTATTTAGATATCGATTTTGCTCAATTTAACATGGATATTGATAGATATATAATTGACAGTACGACTGGCAATTCTGAAGAACAATATATCGTTTTCGCTAATTATAAGTTCAACATTTGATATCGATAAATAATATGCAGGAGAAATAATAATGGCTAGTAATATAAATTCGACAGATATTGATGCAGAATACCCAATAGCAGGTCAGGACAATGACTCACAAGGGTTTCGTGATAACTTTAGTACAATAAAAAACAGTTTAGCAACAGCTAAATCAGAAATAACTGACTTGCAGGATAATGCTGCAAGAAAAGATAGTGCAAATAATTTTGCAGGCAATGAAATACGACAAGCTGACTTTATAGAAGTCACTGAAAAAATTTACTCCACAGGAAACATTACTGCTAGCCAAAACATAAGTTTCGAGAATGGAAACTATCAAACCCTGCAAATTGGTGGAGACATTACTTTAACACTTGCTGACTGGCCGGATGCAGGTAAAATGGGTAGAATTCGTTTACAGATTACATCAAATGAAGACGGTACACCTAGAACAATAACATGGTCTGCTAACCCTGGCGAAATCAAAACAGGTACTAGCTGGCCTGTATCATTTCAAGTGAGTTCGCAAACTAATCCTGTAATTGTAGATTTTTGGACTGTCAACGGTGGTTTGATTGTATTTGGACAATATCATGGACTTTTTGACTAATGTTTAATCCTCTAGTAGATTCTTTCAACGAACTTAGTGATAATGAAATAGAACAAAAGATTGTAGAACTATCTAGAAAATTCTTTATGTCTCACAATCCGGATGTACAGACACAAATTTCTAACATATTAGAAATGTACAAGGAAGAAATGCGATCAAGACAAGCAAAACAAAGAATAAAAAATCTTGAACAAAATGGCGAAAATGGTCTTGACAATCTGATTAATATCAGTTAATATGCATATATGCTAATGAAAACAGACGACTTAGGTATCCCACGATTCTCTAATCGAGATTTAATCGATATGATCTATTCAGGTCATGCGGATAAAGTACACGTGGTGTTGTGTGATGCAAACGACGATGTTGACAAGTTTAACACAGCAATGGAAGAACAAGGCCTTCCTAAACTGCAAAAGTATATCCCATTAGATGTAGATCAAAAGACTTTTGACGGTGTATGTCAGGGTGAATGGTTTATGCCTGATGAATATAAACGCCTTAATGTAGAAGAATATGTAATAAACAAATGTGAATCAGACATAGAACAACAAAGAGCATTTGCAGAATTACATGAATTTCACAGACGTGGTATGACGGACTTGTTACGCTATATGGTTTATCTTGTAGACTTTATGCGTGAGAATAACATTGTGTGGGGTGTAGGACGTGGATCAAGTGTAGCAAGTTATGTGTTATACTTAATAGGTGTTCATAGAATCAATTCAATCCAATATGACCTGGATTGGAGAGAGTTCTTAAGATAAGTAGTAATATAAAGGAGGTATGTACAATGCCAATGAAACAAACAGGACGTAAAGTATATAGATCAATGAATGGTAAACAGATCGATATGGATTTACTGAGACAACGTAACGAGCTTACTCCTGCTGTAGGTAATGCTAAAGTTAATGCAAGAGGCGACGAGCTAGGAGCAGGTGGTAAAATTGTTCGTAAAAGAGAAGATGTAGTTAAAGATTATTACGAAACACAAAGCAAAGTTAAACCAGAAATGGCTGTCAAAAAGGATCAAGCTCAAAGTACTCAGCCCACTGCTGCTGAAATTGCAGAATGGGAAGAAGACGATGACGGAAACTTTGTGAAGAAATAAGAGGAAAAAATGGCTATACACCTTAATAAAATAAAAGGCAAACTGACTGCTATTGGTAATCGTGTGCTTGTCACAGACATGGATTTTGGCGAGCAAAAGACTGCTAGTGGATTAATTATCTCTAGTGACGATGGTAAAACTAGAGGCATCTATCCAAGATGGGGCAAAGTCTATGCAAAAGGACCAGATAATGATGATCCATATAATGTAGGCGATTGGATTTTGGTAGAACACGGAAGATGGACTAGAAGTGTGCTACTAGAAGATAACGATGTAGATTTAGAAATTCGCATGGTAGAAGCTGAAAGTGTTTTAGCATGGAGTGACATTCCACCTAATACAGGATTACGAATCGGTGCAGAGTATTCAGATGGCGAACATGCAACAATCGATCCTAGTGCATTTGTCAACACCTAGTCTAAAAGCAAAACTTAAAAAACTAGATGCTGTTTATCATATAACAGAAGATGTTGAAATGCGTTATAAGATAATGAACGCAGAAGATGAAATAAAACAAGAACTTAAAAGAAGAGGCATAAATGACAAATCCATTTAAAGATATTGACACTTTTCACATAGCGTGTGATCAAGAGCCATCAGAAGCAAACTATGATATGTATCTCGGTCTTATTGCAGAGGAATACACTGAACTTGCAGATGCTATAGCAGCAGATGATCGTGTAGAACAACTTGATGCACTGATCGATATTTTAGTTGTTACCATGGGTGCTATTCGTGCTGGCGGCTATGACGGAGAAGGTGCCTGGAAAGAAGTAATGGATACAAACTTTGCAAAGATCGATCCGGACACAGGCAAAGTACGCAAAAGAGAAGACGGCAAGGTACTCAAGCCGGAAGGTTGGGAACCGCCACAACTTGCTAAATTTATAAGAGGCTAAATTGGATTATGAACGTGACCGCAAGATTCTTGCGGATGTAGATGGTGTGCTCCTGGATTGGGAAACAGCATTTGATGCTTGGATGCAAGAAAAAGGATATAAAGTATATGACAAAGATGTGTATAAACAGTCTATCAGATACAACTTAAATCCATTAACAGCAGACAAACTAGTCCAACAATTTAATGAGTGTGCTTGGATTGGTTATTTAAAACCACTTAAAGACAGCGTAGATATTATTCATAAATTTGCATCCGACAATTGGCACATAGAGTGTATAACTAGTCTGAGTGCAGATCATTGGGCAGGAGAACTACGAAGATATAATCTAGAGCGATGGTTTGGTAGAGGTGCTATACGTAGAGTCCGCTGTATAGAAACCGGTGCAGATAAAGACGATATTCTTAAAGAATACGAACCAGGACACTGGTGGATTGAAGATAAGCCAGAAAATTGTGAGGCAGGTAAACGTGCAGGTCATAAACCAATTATTGTAGATCATCCTTATAATAGAGAATATGATGGTGCAATAAGAGTACAAAATTGGCAAGAAATATTTAATCTTATCACAGCAGAAAATGCTTGACTTCTTTTACAATTCAACATATAATAAAACATTGCAAGGAGTAATGTGAATGAAAGAACTATGGGTAGAGAAGTATCGTCCAAAGACTATGGACGGTTATGTATTTAGAGATGAAGCACAAAAACAACAAGTTAAAACATGGATCAAAGACAAAACGATTCCGCATCTTCTTTTTAGTGGCAATGCTGGCATTGGCAAAACTACTCTTGCTAAATTACTTTTTAATGAGTTGGAAGTAAATGATCTTGATATTTTAGAAATTAACGCATCGCGAACAAACTCAGTAGATGATGTTCGTGATAAAATTGTAAACTTCGTACAAATGATTCCATTTGGCGACTTTAAAGTGGTACTACTAGATGAGGCTGATTACTTATCTCCAAACGCACAGGCAGCACTTCGAGGCGTTATGGAGGAATATCATACTACTGCCCGTTTCATACTTACTTGCAATTATCCTAACAGGATTATTCCTGCTATTCACAGTCGTTGTCAAGGCTTCCATATTGCCAAAATCGACCAGACAGAGTTTACAGCAAGAGTTGCAGAAATTTGTATAACCGAAGGTATTACTCCTGATTTAGACACACTTGACACTTATGTAAAAGCAACCTATCCTGACTTGCGTAAGTGTATTAACATGGTGCAAATGAATTCGCAGGACGGACAGTTGCTTGCCCCCCACGAAGGGGATAGTGGGGAACAGGATTGGAAGTTGGACATGGTGGAACTTTTCAAGGCTGGAAAAGTTCAAGATGCCCGTAAACTTTTATGCGGCACTGTCCGTCCAGAAGAGATGGAAGAAATTTATCGTTGGCTATATACAAACATAGAATTGTTTGGAGAAGAAGAACAACAACAAGACAATGCTGTTCTAATTATTAAACAAGGATTAGTTGATCACACACTTGTTGCAGATCCAGAAATTAATTTGGCTGCAACTCTTATACAACTTGCGAGGCTATAATGACTTATATTGTTAATGATAATTGTATTAAATGTAAGCACATGGATTGTGTAGAAGTATGTCCAGTAGACTGTTTCTATGAAGGCGAAAACATGCTTGTAATTAATCCTGATGAGTGCATTGATTGTGGAGTTTGCGAGCCTGAATGTCCTGTTGATGCAATCGTCGCAGATCAAAGTCTAAAACCAGAAACAAGTGTGATGTGGGAAGAATTTAATAGGAAGTACAGTTTACTATGGCCTAACATTACTGTAAAACGGCCTGAAGACGTACCTGCAGATGCAGACGACTGGAATATGTATCCAAACAAATTAGAGGAGCACTTCAGTGAAAATCCAGGCAAAGGCGACTAATAAAAAACTTATTAATGATCTTGTGCGATTGGAAGTTTTAGAAGAAGAAATAGAATACTATAAAACTTTACTTCAACCGCACGACACGGGTCATATACATACAACTATTTCTTTTTTACAAAATCGTGTTAGCAATTTAAAAGGCGTGAAGGAGTGGCCCTTTGATTAAAGCAATTTTAGCGTGTGATGATCACGGTGGTGTAAGCAAGGATGGCAAACTACCTTGGCCACACAATCCAAAAGACCTTAAATGGTTTAAAGACAACACAGCAGGTCATGTTGTTGTAATGGGGTCAACTACTTGGGATGCTCCAGACATGCCAAAACCATTACCCAAAAGAACAAACGTACTAATAACTAGTCGTAAAGAAGATTATTCAGGTGCAGATGCTTATATCAGTGGCGATCTAATCAAAGAAATTAAAGAACTAGAAGACACTTGTCCAGGACTTATTATTTGGATAATTGGTGGCCCTAACATTATTGAGCAAACACTAGGTATTATTGATGAGTTTTACATCAGTCGTATTCCGGGCACCTATGAGTGCGATACTTTTTTACAAATAGGTAAGATTAGATCACTATTTAAAAAAACTTGGGAAGAAAAAAACGACTTAGTAAAATTTGAAATTTGGAAAAAAACAAATGGGTGAGTTATTACAATCTATTTTTGGAATAATTGTGGTAGCTATTGCAGGCTGGGTAGCGTGGATGTCTAATGTTTTGATAAGTGAGAAAAAAGAAAGACAAAAACATGGTATAACAGACTATTATGATATGCCAATTAGAAAGGATGATAAATGAAACAGTATATAGATGCACTTAAATTTATATTAAAAAATGGGGAAAACGTTAACGACAGGACTGGCGTAGGAACTAAAAGTGTATTCGGTTATCAAATGCGGTTTGATTTATCAAAAGGCTTTCCTGCTGTTACAACTAAAAAACTTGCATGGCGTAGTGTTGTAAGTGAATTGCTTTGGTTTTTAGAAGGCGGCACAGATGAGCGCAGGTTAGCAGAAATTTTATACAATGATACAAGAGAAAATATTGCAGATAAAACAACTATCTGGACAGCTAACGCAGATAAACAAGGAAAAGATTTAGGGTATACTAATACAAGTTTAATTAAATCGCTTGGTCCAGTTTATGGCAAACAATGGCGTAACTTTGGTGGCGTAGATCAAATTGCCCAAATTATAGATCAAATTAATACTCAGCCCGACAGCAGGCGTATTATTATGAGTGCTTGGAATGCTGCTGAAATAGAAAAAATGGCGTTGCCTCCATGTCATACATTAGCACAGTTTAGGGTTGTAAATAATAAATTAAGTTGTCAATTATATCAACGTAGTGCTGATATGTTCTTAGGAGTTCCATTTAATATTGCAAGTTATAGTTTGTTAACACATATGATTGCGCAAATTACAGGTAACCAAGTTGGAGAATTTATTTGGACAGGTGGTGATTGCCATATCTACAATAATCATGTTGAACAAGTAAACGAACAAATTAAGCGTAGACCAAAAAAACTACCTACACTAGAATTACCTCCATTTTCTAACCTAGAAAGAATTTTAGAAACAACGGTTGATGATTATAAGTTAATAAACTATAAACCTATGGATAGTATAAAAGCACCTATGGCTGTATAGTATTAATAAATAATTTATGCTACCTTATACTTTATTAAACAATTATATTTTAGATGACTCAAAAATAGAAGAATATTATCAACACTTTAAAAAGTATACAGATAATATCTTGTATAGAGATAATGCTAAGACTAGTCCAAAAATAACTACAATTTATGGACATGAAGAATATATTAATGAAAATTTAGAATTAATAGAATATAAAAATAATACACTTAATGCTATTGCAGAAAAATTTCTATCTGACTTTGGATTAAATCTTAGGTATAACTGTTTTATACTCATTACTAAAGCAGATAAAGTTTTACAATGGCATATTGACGGCGCCGGAGCAGCAGGATCACCACAAGCCGCTTTTATGTATGATTTTAGGAATACTGAACGGGCACCGACACTATTTGACTATAATGGACAGATATATACTTTAGAAAATTATAAAGCAGCATTGATAAACACATCAACCATGCACATGGTAGACAACAGCAACCACGGTACTCGTTATAACTTAAGAATCTCTTTATACGGAGATTCGTTTGAAAATATTAGAGATAAAATTATGTCAGTAAAATTTTAGGGGCGTTATGCCCCTAAAACTATGCGTCTCCGTATACCTTGAGTACTTCTTTTACTGCGTCATGTCTTTCTATATCTCCTTGACCAAAGTGGACTATGTCCAAATGAGTATAATTTGCTTGTTTTAACAGTTTAGTAAAGTCTATTAAACCATTATCTTGTAGCCTATCCGCCTGTGCCAAGTCGCCTGTAACGGCCATCATTGAGCCTTCGCCTAAGCGTGTTAGTAACATCTTCATTTGATTAGGTGTTGCGTTTTGCATTTCGTCGGCTAGTATAAAGGATTGTTTGAAAGTACGCCCTCGCATATATGCTAAAGGAGCAATTTCTATTATGCCTTCTTCGATCATGCCTTCAATTTCTCGTGCATTAAAATATTCTCTTAACACATCAAAAATAGGCCTTGTCCAAGGAGCCATTTTCTGTTCTAAAGTTCCTGGCAAGAAACCAAGATCTTCATCTACTGAAACAGCAGGCCTTGTTACTATTATTTTATCAATTGAGCCTTCTTTAAACAACTTTACTGCAACTTGCACTGCTAACAGTGTTTTACCAGTTCCAGCAGGTCCTATACCAAAGACAATATCTTTAGTTTCGTCTAGAAGTTTTAGTACATATTGTTCTTGATTTTTATTCCTTGGAATTATTTGGACATGTTGTTTTTTTTGAAAAGTGTTAATGTTGATTACATTAGAAAAGTTTTGTTGTCTCTGTTTACGAGACGCTTTTTTTGCACCCATTAAGTCCTCCTATGAGCTATGGAATGTTGCAGGGTAGTATGTCCCGTAGAACACTTTGCCCTACAAAAGTATTTACCATCTGAGCAAAAAGCGATAAATAACTATATAAAGAAATAGGATTTTAATATGCATGATGTAGTCGACATTATTAAAAACGTTGAACAAGTTTATGATTCTTCAACATCTTTTCAAGTTTTAAAAGATTTTGAAAGGGTTTTAGACGAACTAGATTTGTATGTATACAAAAACTGGGAAGATGGCGAGCTTGCAGCTGGTCCTAAAATCAGTCGTCATTTTGTAACTTGTGTTTTTATGTGGCCAAGAAAAGATATGCCTGATCCAATGGGAGGCAAACGTCTTCTTGATTATGACTGTAAAATTAGATTTAAAAAAGATTATGTAATTGTACCTAGAAAAATTAAAAAACCAGATGATATTCGTCCGGGCACAAAAAAAGGCAAATTAGATAGAGAAGCTGTATGGCTAGTTGAAATTAAGATGCCAAAAAAACTTATTGTTGATATATATGGTGGATACAATCAAATAGAAGACTTACAAACAGATCCTATGACACAAGATTCTCAAGCACAAGAAATGGCACCGCAACCCGCAGACACAATAGCACAACCATTTGATGCTGGTGCAGCGCCTGCACCTGTAGACGCTGGAGCAGCGCCAGCTGAAGGAGCAGTTTAATGGGCTTAAGAAACGGAGACCTTAAAGATTTAATTTATAATGTATTTGAAATTGACTCGTTTGCATCTAAAATGGGCGATGACAAAAATATTATCACACTAAGTTTTAGTGTTAAAGATAAGGCGCCTGCAGATGATTTAGTAAAATTTTTAGAAGGTGGTTACAGTTACGTACTTGATGCTGACGCAACAAGCGGCGAACAAAGTGATGGCACATATAAAGTTTTTGTAGAATTAGAGCGTAATAAAGAATCTAATGAACAAATTATGGAAATCATCGACGGTGTAGGTAAATTAGCTCAAGTAGAAGATTTCAAATTCCGTTACTATAAAAATTGGAAAAGTAAACCTGTAACACTAGAGGATTTAGATAGTATGGTTCCTCTTAATCCGGATGACTATGGTCTTAAAGTAAACGAGTCTAATATGGATAATTACAAAAACTTTTTTAACAGAAGTTATGTAGATAATATAGAGTTATTGTTAGACACATTAACAATTAAAAAACCATTTGCAGATCCTGTACAATTTGAGTTTTTAGACTTTGGTGATAAAGAAGACGTACTAAACAGAATAGTCGAAAGTTTTAATCCTTGGGATTTTGCTGAAGTTATATTCTTATCAAAATACATAGGCGATTATAATATTACAAAATACGGCAATAAATTGACATTCGAAAATGCCGGAAAAACACTAGTACTAAAACGAATTTAATAAATATCTTTATGCACAAGTGTAAAAATTGCGGACACGACTCTCATTGCGGTATACCATATTATCGTGAACAAGTAGATTATAATGAATCTTCTTATCAACTAAAAGTTTGTGATTGCTGTAGATGCAATTCGTGCGAAAACAAGGAAATCAAAGATGGCCAAAGAACATTTTAAGTTTAACTTCGAGCCGTGGATGGCTGAGGAGTTAATCCATAGAGATGATTGGGAAGATTGGTACGAAGCAATGTGCGAAATTCTTCCACTATGGGAAGTGGACACAATTGAGCGTGTAGCAATGTTTGTTGCACAGTGTGGACACGAAAGCGGAGGCTTTAGAGTATTAAGCGAAAACTTGAATTATAGCGCAAAAGCATTAAATTCAATTTTCCCTAAGTACTTCAAGCGAGCAGGGAGAGATGCAAATGAATATCATAGACAACCTGAAAAAATTGCGAACGTTATTTACGCCAACAGAATGGACAATGGAGACGTGGATAGCGGCGACGGTTGGCGTTTCCGCGGAGGCGGCATACTTCAGCTTACTGGACGATACAATTACACAAAATTTGGTGAAGCGGTCGACATGTCACCAGAAGAAGCAGTAGACTATGTGCGCACCAAAAAAGGTGCATTAGATAGTGCTTGCTGGTTCTGGGACACAAATGGCTTAAACAGTTATTGCGATGATCAAGACATTGTTGGTGCAACAAAACGTATTAACGGTGGTACTATAGGTCTTGATGATCGCAAGAAACATTATATACATGCATTAGACGTATTAGGTGGAGACTACGAACCTGAAGAAGAAAAGGAACTTAATCTAAACCAAACTATACGCAAAGGCAGCAGAGGACCATTAGTTGCAGAGGTACAAGAAAAACTTGATATTTCTCCAGCAGATGGTATCTTTGGTCCAGGTACAGAGCGCATTGTAAAAGAATGGCAAACTGCAAATGGACTAACAGCTGATGGCATAGTAGGACCCAAAACATTGGGAAAATTACTGGGGTAGGTGGTATGGGTGCCAAGTTAGCAATCGTATTTTTCTTTTTAATGACAGGCATGGCAGGTGCAGGATATCTCTATTATCAAGATACTCAAGAGCGCATTGCTATACTAACAGAAAACAATGCTAAGTTGGAGACAGCCGTACAAACAAATGAAGAAGCTCTAGCATCGCAAAGGGCTTCTTTTGAAGCAATGCAAGTTGAAAATCAAAAACTACAAGCAGAGTTTCAAGCAATTAGTGAGCGTAACAGGTCACTAGAGAATAGGTTGAGCAGGCACGACATTGGTGCTAGTGCAGTTGCTAAGCCTGGACTTACAGAAAAAATACTCAATAACGCAACAAAAAATGCACAGCGTTGTATGGAAATATACAGTGGTGCTGAACTAACACAAAAAGAACTTGAAGCAACAAAACCAAGTGAAATAAATCCTGAGTGTTGGAGAGATGCTAATCCAAACTTTAATCCAGATATACAAAGTGATGCTTGGAAAAGGAAGAACCTATGAAAACAGTATTTGTAGCACTACTAGGATTTGCACTATTAACAGGTTGTGCTTCACAGCCACAGCGTATAGAAATTAGTGCTAAACCTATTGACAAACCTAATCTTATACTTCCGCCTGCACAAGAACTAAGACTAAAAGATTTAGAATGGGTAATTATCAATCAAGAAAACGCAGAAGAAGTATTTGCACAATTACTCAAAGATAAAAAAGATCCTGTGCTTATCGGTTTGACTGATGAAGGATACGAAATACTTTCATTAAACTACAGCGACATTATGGCATACATACAACAACAAAATGCTATAATTAAAGCATATAGAAACTACTATGAAGAATCAGAGCAAGCACTAGAAAATGCTAATAGCCAAATCGAGGGGGCTCAGGCAGAAGTAGAGGCGCAAAATAACGCTCCACAAGAATCTACTCTTGATAGATTAAATCCTTTCAAATAAATATTATATCAAACGATTATTACTCATAACGCTTGTTGCAGGCTGTGTTAAAGTTTCGCCTGATCATACTGCTAAAGCAGTAGAGTATATCGGCTTACATGAACGTCAAAACAGAACAGAGCTTACAGAACTAGTAGGAGTAGATCCTGTACGCACAGAATGGTGTGCAGCGTTTGTAAATGCTATACTAGAAATGGAAGGCATTCCAGGTTCCGGAAGTGTTAGTAAAAATCCTCTAATGGCCCGTAGTTTTTTAGATTGGGGTAGTCCTATAAATCCGCAAGATATACAAAGAGGTGACTTGGTTATATTTCCTAGAGGGCGCGAAGGTTGGAAGGGACACGTAGGATTTTATGTAGGTCGTGCAAAAGACGGAAGTTACATAATTTTAGGTGGAAACCAAGCAAACCAAGTGCGTTATGATTTGTATGATCCTAAAAAAGCATTGGGAATTAGGCGCTGGTCTGAAATAAATACACATAGTTAAAAGAGAGGGATACTATGTGGGAAATGATACAGCAGATGGCGGGCGACCGTCTTTGGATTTACACTAGCATCGCAGGTTCATTACTAGGTGCTGCATTTTTGTTCTGGTTTAAAGATACTAGAATGGCAACATGGGGCGTAAAGAAATTCGATGCAACATTAGAATACCTAGCAATACGCTGGGGGTGGACTTGGTTGCAAAACGATCCTAATGCTTGGCGTGTAAAATATCCCAAAATAACCAACAAAATTGACGAGCTAGAAGCACGTCTTGCTAAACTAGAGGGAAAGAAAAAATGAAGAAATTGTTAATCGCAATGATGCTTATAGCATCTACTACTGCATTTGCTGATGAAAGCAAACAGTATAAATGTGGCGGTCAAGTATATGATCCTGCTGAATGGGAATGTGTAGGAGACAACATGCTAAAGGAACTGAGCAGCAAATCCACTTGGGATGCAATGGGTGAAAGCTTGAATACAATGGGCAGCGCCATTTCAGATGGAGCATCTGCCGCAGGTGATGCTATTTCAGGCGCAGCAAAGAAATTAAAATTCTGGTAATCGAGGGGAAATAAAATGCCAAGAAAAAAACTTGAAGATTTAGACGCTACACCAGCAGCAACACCAGCAGCAAAGCCTGCTCCTACAAACTATGAAGCAGAAGTAGTAGTTCCAGCAAGTGATGGTACTGCTACAAAAAAAGTGAAACTAGACCTAGAAGTAGATACTAGCGTAAAAGACTTAGGTCCTAATCCGTATGCAAAAATAATACATATGGCAAGAGCCGTTGATGCTTGGAGGATCTTTCCAAGATTGTTCTTAACAGTTTACATCATATTGCTTTATAAAACTGTTATTTGGTACATGGAACTTCCAGCACCGAGTATGGAACAAAGCGGACTTATTTCAGTTGTTGTAGGTGCTGGAGCAGCATGGTTTGGTTTATACACCGGATCTAGTAAATCTAACAAATAAGGCTGCTAAGTAGTAGTATGGACTACTACCAGACGTTGGGCGTCTCCCGAAATGCTACCGATGAAGAATTAAGAAAAGCATACAAAAAGAAAAGTATGCAACACCATCCTGACCGAGGCGGTGATGAAGAACAATTTAAAAAAGTAAATGAAGCATACCAAACTTTAAAAGACCCACAAAAAAGAGCTGCCTACGATAATCCGCAACCGCAATATAGACAGCGATCTTATTCTACGCAAAATCCATTTAATAATATGGGTGCATTTGAGGATTTGTTTGCTCAATATAGTATGGGTGGAGGATTTCAACAACCAAGAAGGCCTGTAAAAAACAAAGACATTAGAATTTCTTACACATTAGAGTTTGAAGATGTATTTACAGGTAAAGATGTTGCTATAGCATACAGACTACCAAACAATAAAGAACAAATTATAAATGTAAATATTCCAAAAGGAATTAAATCAGGCGATACTATTACATTTGCAGGATATGGAGATGACACTCATAAGCATTTACAAAGAGGCAATTTGCTATTAAAAATAAAAGTAAAAGAACATAGACTATACAAAAGAACAGATGACAGCATTTATTACACACTAAAAGTTGATCTATTAGATTTAATACTAGGAACTTCAGTAGAATTAACAACTCCGTTAGGAAAACAATTAGAACTCACTGTACCAAAAGGTACAAAATCAGGTACTACCTTTAACATACCCGGTCATGGTGTTCCTAATGTAAATACTAATAGATCAGGAAACTTTTATGTAAAAATTGAGGGCGTAACTCCAAAAATTGATAATGAAGAAATTTTAAACAAACTAAAGGAAATTAAAAATGAAATTGATAACCGCTCCTGACAAATGGCTTGACAAAAGTTTAAAAGAATTTAATTTTGAAGAATTAGATGCTGTCGAAGTAAGCGGCAACATGGCTAAAATTATGATGGAAAATAATGGCATAGGATTAAGTGGTAATCAAGTAGGCATTGATGCACAAATATTTGTAATGCGTCCTTTAAACAATAAACAAGTGACTAAACCTTTTGCTGTAATTAATCCAGTGATATTAGAAGTAAGTGAAGAAAAAGAAGTTAAAGGAGAGGGGTGTCTTAGTTTTCCAGGATTAGAACTAAAGATACAAAGACCAAAAAGATTGGTAGCTAAGTTTCTTGACTTAGATGCAAAAGAGTGTATACTAGAGTTTGTAGGTATAGATGCTAGATGTTTTTTACATGAATATGATCATCTAAACGGAATAAAATTTACAGATAGAGTGTCTAGATTAAAACTAGACATGGCGTATAAAAAGTTAAAAAAGAGGAAAAAACTAAATGGTAGAGCCTAGTCAAGAATTACAACTTGTTTTTGATAAAGCAATTAAAGATGCAAAAAAACTAAAACACGAATATGTTACATTAGAACATTTACTGTTTAGTATGATGTGTGCTGACACCTTTTTTAATATTTTAAAAGGGTATGGTGCAGATGTAGAATATATTAAAGCAAATTTAGAACACTATCTACGCAATAACCTTGATGATATTACAATAGAAACAACCAAACACAAACCTAAAAAAACACAGTCCGTAGAACGTGTTCTTAATAGAGCATTTACACAAGTTCTTTTCCAAGGACGAAATACTATAGATCTTGTTGATGTAGCACTTAGTATCTTATCAGAAAAGAAAACACACGCATTCTATTTTTTAGAAAAGGGCGGCGTTGATAAACAAAAACTTAGTGATTACCTCAACAACGAAATTGAAGAAAGCCTTGAAGAGGAGGAAATGTCAGGTGCTGCACAAAAGGCACTACGGGCATTTACCACAAACTTAAATGATCAAGTGAAACGTAATAAGATTGACCCTGTAATTGGTAGGTCGGAAGAACTAGACAGTATTGCCCTAGCACTAGGCCGACGCAGTAAAAACAATGTGCTACTAGTAGGCGACCCTGGTGTAGGTAAAACTGCTATTGCAGAAGGGATGTCTTGGAATATTGTCAACGAAAATGTTCCTGAGTTTTTGAAAGAATATGAAGTTTATAATTTAGATATAGGCAGTATGCTTGCAGGTTCCAAGTATCGTGGCGACTTTGAAGAACGATTAAAACTAGTTCTTGCTGGTTTGCGTAAAAAGGGTAAAACAATTATGTTTATCGATGAAGCACATATGATGAACGGTGCTGGTGCTGGTGGAGGTAATAGTGCAAACGATCTAGCTAATATGTTGAAGCCTGCTCTTACTAAAGGCGATCTTAAAGTTGTTGCATCAACTACTTGGGAAGAATATCGCAAGTACTTCGAAAAGGATCGTGCGTTAATGCGTCGATTCCAACGTGTAACTGTGGACGAACCTTCAAAAGAAGTTTCAAAAGATATTTTACAAGGTATTAAAAAATATTACGAAGACTTTCATAATACAATTATTACTGACGAAGCGATTGAAGCAGCAGTTAATTTGTCTGTAAAATATCAAAGTGATAAAAAGCTACCAGACAAAGCAATCGATCTTATAGATCAAGCATGTTCTAGATTTAATCTAAAAGGTCAAATAGAAAATAAAATTGTTAACAAAGAAGAAATACAGTTTGAATTAGCAAAGGCTATTAAATTACCTGAAGAACAAGTTGCTGAAAGAGAAACAGAAAATCTTGCTAATCTTGAAAAGAATCTAAAGGGAGTTGTTTACGGTCAAGACGAAGCTATTGAAAGTATTGTAGATAAAATTCTTGTCGCACAAGCAGGCTTAAAACCCGGAGACAAACCTATTGGTAGTTTTGTGTTTATGGGTCCTACAGGTACAGGTAAAACAGAAACAGCAAAACAACTTTCAAAAGCACTTGGTGTGGAACTAGTAAGATTTGATATGAGTGAGTATCAAGAAAAACATGCTGTTGCTAAATTAATTGGTTCTCCTCCTGGATATGTAGGATACGAAGAAAATAATGGATTGCTTATCACTAAACTACAAGAAAATCCTAACTGTGTACTACTGCTAGATGAAATTGAAAAAGCTCATCCAGACGTTTCACAAATATTACTGCAAGTTATGGACAATGGTAAAGTAACAGGTTCGAATGGTAAGGAAGCAGATGCCCGTAATTGTATTCTAATTCTTACAACAAACTTAGGAGCTCAGGAAGCTGAAAAAAGTGCTATAGGATTTGACGAAGATGTAGACAAAGACTATGAAGATACTGATTTGAAAAAGTTTTTTGCACCCGAATTCCGCAACCGTTTAGATGGCACTATTACCTTTGCTAAACTTGGTAAAGAAGTTATGCTTAAAATTGTAGGTAAATTCCTTTTAGAACTTAAACAAATGGTTTCAGAAAAAGGTGTTACTATTACAGTAAGTGATGAAGCATTAGATTACTTAGTTGACAAAGGCTTTAACCGCAAAATGGGTGCTCGTCCTTTACAAAGAGTAATCGACAAAGATATTAAACGTCCTCTTTCTAGAGAACTACTGTTTGGTACATTGAAAAACGGTGGAAAGTTAAATATAAATGTAGTCGATAATGAACTTGTTCTTGATATCGAAAAGGAAGAACTTGTTGAAGTACCTTGAGACTACAAAGTTATTCTATGATGTATATCCCTATAAATTAGTTTTTCATAATTCTTTAGGATATATCTTTAGAGAAAAAAAGTTTAATTTTGCTAGAGACGAATTAGATAGCCTACAATTATTGTATGAAAAGGGAGAGCCTTTGATAAGAGGCTCTTACCGACAAAAAACATATGATATTTCAACATTTGAAGAATGTAAAATACTATATAGAGAATTTACAAAAAGAGATGATTACAAAATAAGGGTTGAAAATCCCAGTATCCAACTTTACTCGCATGATTTAGATTGGCTCGAAAAAATAGGCAAGTTAGTCAAAAACGCTTATGCTATATATAAACCAAGAGTACCTTTAACAAAAAATACAATTATAATACAACATCCGTCAGAATATACTTACAAAATTACTTTGCCAGCAAAAGTAGATCCTAGTCTAAGTAAGTGGATTAGGAACAATCCTTCATTAGCAAAAGCTGGCAATACTTGCTTAGAAGAAATATCAAATAACGGATACGTCAAAGGATTTTATTTTTATGTAAGAGATGAAAAAATCCTAGGGTTGGTAAATCTGATGTTAGGAAAATCTTGCAGGGTTGACAAACTTGTCTATAGTCCAAACTTAGATAAATAGTTATAAGGATCTGTAAAAATACAAATTTAAATCATTAAGGAATAGCTATGCAACACTATGTAACTGTAGTAATGGAAAAACAAGAAACAAATAAGCTAGACGAGAGTATCTTTCCTTTGTATGAAACCTTTGAAACTGAGCAAGATACAACAGTTATGCAAATTCCATTACCGAGAGAACTAGAAGAATCAGAAGCAGATGAATATGCTAATAAACTTGCAAACTATTTGTTTTCAGAAGGTTATGAAGATTTTGATATTTACATAGGCGAAAGCGGTGAAGAAATTGCAGAAGTAACATATGACGGTGATGATTTTTACGAAGAATTTGGCGTTATGTGGTATAACGAAGATGAAGATTTGGATGAAGCAGAGTATCAAGGACGCAAGGTTAAGCTCGGCAAACCAATGCGAGGCGATGTTAAGAAGTTTAAAGTATATGTCCGTAACCCAAAAGGTAACGTAGTAAAAGTAAACTTTGGTGACCCTAACATGCGTATAAAAAAATCTAGTCCAGCAAGACGAAGAAGTTTTCGTGCAAGACACAATTGTGACAATCCAGGGCCACGTCATAAAGCAAGATATTGGAGTTGTCGCAAATGGTAAAAATAGCCGAATTTCATACGCCAGTTAACACTGATTTAAATTTTGATATTGTAGATGATGCTTCAGTATATATGAGAAATGATCCGCAATTTTACAGGAAAGAATATTATCCTACAATGGCAAAAATGGCAGACCTACACTCATCAGGAAAGTCTTTAGACAGAAGTGTAGTATTACCTATGGTTGAAAAGGGTATAGACAGCTACTGTAAAAAATATAAATTAGGAAGAGCGTCCGAAGATATTTTTAAACAACCTGATAGAGATGCCCTAATAGATAAACTATTCTCAGAGGAAATGGAGCAAATTAAAAACGGAGAGTACAAATGAGACTCCGCGAACTATTTGAGGAGGCGCCTGCACAGAAAGTAGTAGCAGTTATGCCGGGAGGATTTCATCCATTTCATCCAGGACACAAAAGTTTGTATGATTGGGCTGTAGAAACATTTGGTAGAGAGAATGTGTATGTTGCAGCTACTAACGATACTACTACAAGACCTTTTCCCTTTGATGTAAAGATAAAACTTGCACAAATGGCAGGAGTACCTGCTAATAGATTTATACAAGTCAAATCACCTTTTAATGCTTTATCATATAACGATATTATAGGTGACGCATCAAAGACAGCACTTGTATTTGTACGCAGTGAAAAAGATAAAACAAGCCACCCTTTACCAGATCAAGTTCGTAAAAGTGACGGTAATATGGGATATTTAATTTCTTATAAAGATGGAGATTTAGAAACAGCAGATACACATGGGTATCTAGCATATGGACCTACTATTGATTTTGACTTTAGTGGTATGAGTATTAAAAGTGCTAGTGAGCTACGAGCAGCATGGCCAGAAATGTCAGACGAAGACAAATTACAGGCCGCCGAACTAATGTATCCAGGGAATGCACAAACAGCCACGCAACTGCTTAACAAGGCACTGGGCGATCCAGAAGCACCTGTAGGCGAAGATGCAAGTGATGAAGAAGAAGATGAATTTCACCGCAAACTAGACAAACTTGTACATAAAACATTTGGCCATAGTTCAGACGAAAAGAAAGTGAAGAAATATGGATCTAGATGAGCTACGTAAACTTGCAGGTATTAACGAATTCAAAGGCTACACAGAATATGTGCTAGACGAAAATCCCAGCGAAACCGCAGCAGCTCGTCGCAAACAAGAACGTGAAATGAATATACGTCCAGGAGATCCTGACTGGTTCCGTTTATGGTTTTCAAAACCTTACATGACTGGTCCTGTACAATTTAGAGGACGTAAGAAATGAAAATATTTGAAATACTAGAAGATGCACCTACATTGACTGGCAGACAAGCAGCCTTAAGAAAACAACAACAAGCCGCATTGCTAAAAAGTAAAACATCAGATGCAGGTATGGTCGATCGTATGAATGTTGTAGGCCAAGGCATGCAAGACAAAATTAACAAAACACAAGCTGATGCTGACAGTTTAAGCAGAGCCGCAGGTATAGATCCAAATCAAGTACAAAAAGACATACAAAAAAGTATGCAAAATCAAAATCCGAGATTAAGAGATAAGTTTAGAAAAAAATGAGATTTTTAGAGTGGGGTAGAATTGTTAAAGGCGTAAACACAACAACAGACGTTGGTGTTAACGAAATCCCACGACAAGCAAAAAAGTTTGGTAATACTGTAGATAAAGACGGCCGTCCTCCTACATTAAGTTCTAAAGTAAAAGGTAAGTCAACAAACGTACTTTTTAATTTAGGATTGACAGAAGGTATTAAATTACAATTTCAGCGTGGCGAAGATTTTGATACATTACACATAAAACCTAAAAATAAAAATAGAGTTGAGCTTAGAGGTAAACCTGGATATGAAAGTGGAGGCTACGATGCCCAAGACAAATTACATCAAGTGTTGGATAGGCTAGGAAAAGCAGCAAACTTTTCAGAATTAATGAATGGCGAAGTTGTGAGTATAAATCCTAACCACCCAGACGGTGCTCGTGCAAAGAAAACTGCACAAGATATATTATCAACTGAAGCTCAAGAAGTTGCAAATTCTACAAAGATTTATGTAGATATGGATGGAGTGTTAGCAGACTTTTTTACCGAATGGGGTAAATTAATGGGCAAAGACGACTGGAGAGACATAGGACAAGAAAATATCCCGGCTGCACTTGAAAAAATCAAACAAACTGAAAATTTTTGGTTAGATTTACCGTTAACTTCAAATGCAAAAAATCTTTTAAATTTGATCAAAGACGTGAAAGGATCTTACACAATATTAAGTAGTCCATTACCGGGGGATCCTAATTCAGAGCCTCACAAACGCGAATGGATAGAAAAACACTTACAATTCTTCCCTCCAGAAGAAGTGCTTATTAGACATGACAAAGAAACATTTGCTACACAACAAGATGGAACACCTAATATACTAATAGACGATTATGGCGTAAATATACAAAAATGGGAAGCAGCAGGCGGAGTAGGTTTCAAACACAAAGATCATAAATTCGAAAGAACCGCACAAAATTTAAAACAACATATGCAAGAGCCTGTTAGCGAGTCTATTATTGTAGAACATCCTGCTGTAATTGCTGCACTGTATGCAGCTGGTACAACAGTTAGAGAACTTGTTAAAAGATACGGTCTAAAGGCAGTTAGACAAGCGTTAGACAAATTAAAAAAACAAAGAGCAAATACCCAAAGACCTGCTAACGACCACGGCGGTCCTATAGATGATTTAATAGCAGCATCTAAAAGAACAAGGACTCCAGACGAAATAGCACGAGCTCAACAAATGAATTTACCCAGAGCATTAGATAATGCAAAGGCAATGATTCGTACAACTTCAAGAGATTTTAGAGCAGGAAAATTAAGTAGAGAAGAATTTAATAAAATTATGCAATACGTAAGGCATAACTTTAGAAATAAAACAGGCAGAGATTTGCCAATAGAAGACTTTTTAAAACTTACAGAAAAATGGAGTGCAAAGTATAAGCGTTCAATCAACTGTTCGAATCCAAAAGGCTTCAGTCAAAAGGCTCATTGTGCAGGACGTAAGAAAAACGAAGGCGCAGAAATTACTATGTGGACTAATCCTGAATATCAAGGCTCAGACGTTGACGACGAATATTATGAAAAACAACCAGTAAAAAGAGTAGACGTATCTAAACTTACACCTTTTGAACCTGCTGATAAAATGGATGATCCTGTAAGCAAAACTAACATGGATAACCTAGTAAAAGCGATAGAGGCAGGTAAAAAAATAAAACCTATTGTAATTGTGCAGCATGAAGATAAATGGCTTATTGTTGACGGGCATCATAGATACTTTGCACATTTAAAAGCAGGTGCAGATAAGATACGTGCAGTTATTGCTGATCCTAAGGATTTAACTTGGCGTGATGATGTTCCAGAAAGTGTAAAAGAAAACTTTGCTGACGGTAAAAAAAAGGGTAAAAGCAGACCAGGGCGTGTAAAACGTGCAGGTGCTAGTTGCAATGGTAGTGTAACTGCACTACGTAAAAAAGCTAAAAATAGCAGTGGCGAGAGAGCGAGGATGTATCATTGGTGCGCAAACATGAAGAGTGGACGGAAGAAGAGTTAAAGCACTACGTCGATAAATACAAAGAACACGAAGAACGTAAGGCAAGTACCAACGAACGAAACACATATTGGAAGCAGTATAATGAAAGTATTTGAAGTATTAAGAGAAACTACAGAACAGGAAATAGCACAAGCAGCAAAAGGAATGGTTGCAAAAGCTAAAGCAGGAGATATAGGCGGTGCTGCTAACGATATGGAACGAGTACATAATAGTATAGCAAGAATGGATATAGGTTCTGGATTGTACGACTTCATGCAAAAAACTTTAAAACAATTAAAATCTCTAGTTGCAAGCAATCCTAATCATCCTGAAGCACCAAAGTTCGTACAAGCAATTAAAGACATAGAAGCAGGATTACCGGCAATGAAACAGGCTGCGGCAGATTCAAGAAGGATGGCCGTTGATGCAGGTGCCGGACGTCAAGATGTAGGTGAAGAAATGTCCAATTCTGAAGAGGAATACAAAAACCTAATCAATCAATATTTTAGAAAAGGTTGGGGATTTGAACTAGGCGGTGGTGCTACATACAAAATGATGTGGCACGAATTAAAGGCTGCAAGAAGATGGCTAGCACAAGCAGTTAAGGCTGGTGAGATTGAACCCGGAGTAGATGTAGCTCAAGATCTTACTATAAGAGATAAAAACGGTATTGAAGTTGGCCAGGCCGGTCATTTAACTATAAAGGCCGCAGCAGCTCTTGATAAAGCACGTAATATGGCTAGTGCTGCTGGAAAAAAACTTTCAAGTCAACAAGTTGATAATATAACAACCCAGCATAATACAGGTGCTGAAGCTCAAAGAGATCTTGGTGCAAACACTACCGAAGAAGGTATATTAGAAATGACATCAGGAGCCACAGGTGCTGGCAGCATAGGAGGCGCATTTGCTGGAGGCGGCAATGGTTTTGTAAACGGAGGACCAGGTACAATTACTAGAGCAGGCTCTAAGAAAAACAGAAGAAGAAGAAAAAAAGCATAAATACACTATAATAGGAGTGTTTCAATGAGAATGAAAAAAATACAAGAAGGCCTAGGAGATATGGCACATCGTGCTGAAATGGATCACGAAGTCCAAATGGCACGTTCTGATTTATACAAAATTGCAAAGTATGCTATACAGCTACATGATATGCTAAAAACAGTTAGTGAAGCAGAAGGTATTGAAGGCTGGCAACAAGCAAAAATTACTAAAGCAGCAGATTACATGTCTAGTGTATTTCATTCTCTAGATTACGACATGAAATTTGGTGATGGCGGATCGATGATGCAGCAAATGTCTACAGAATCTGCAAACTATAAAGAAACACTTTCAAAAAAATTAGCAGAAAAATCTAACAGCACAATTTGTCCAGATTGTGGAAATCCTAGCTGGCGCACTCTTCCACAAGAAGCAATTGAAGAGGCAAAAAACAATGCAGGTAAAGAACAAGGATCTGACGGCAAGGCTTGCTGGAAAGGTTACAAATTTGCTGGTACAGAAAATGGCAAAGACAAATGTGTGCCTAGCGGAAAATGAAGATACAAGAACTATACGAAGACGAATCTTGGCTTTCAAAATTAGGTAAAACCTTATGGCATGGATTTGGCGACGATATGGATACTATATTAGTCCCATGGGTAGATAAAAATCTTAGAAGACATGGCACACAGTGGTTATATAGAAATGTTAATAAAGAGCTAGGAGGCCATTTTACAAAAAAAGATTTAGACACCGCAATTAAATTAGTAATGAGTAGAGGGTGATATGACAGATTTTTATAAAATGAGCGAAATGATGAAGGGGTTGTTTCCAAGTGATCCTATAGCAGACAGAGAAGCTCTTATGTCAATGGCCGGTAAGACGCAAGAAAGTGTTGCTCCTACTAAAGATTACGTGCAAGAAAGTGTAGAAGTACCACAAGGATCAATGCCATTAGGTATTGATAGTTTATCAGATTTTGCAAAACTTGCAGGTGTAACAGAAAAACAACATACTGGTAGTGCAGGACAAGCAAAAGGTTCTGATCCTATGCCCAGCACAAGCAAGCCGAGTACCACAGGCGAACAACCACATCCTTTAAAAGATAAACTAGTAGGTGAAGATCACTTTGATTCTTCAAGCACAGTAGGCGAAGCTAGAGATAAAATTCAGAGGTGTGGAGCAGAGTTAGGGTTGCATGACGGGATTTTAGAGGTGTGGACCAGAATGGTACAAGACCTACTTATGAAACTTTTAGTTCGACAGGAAAGGCCCTCTGGAGGCTGGCCTACTTTAGATGCTCCTATAGGAGAAAGAGAACTTACTGGCGGAGAAAAACGCAGCCGTGAAGCTAATGTAAAAAAACTTAAAAAACACAAAAGTGATTTCGAAAAACGTTATGGTGATGATGCTGAAAGTGTGATGTACGCTGTTGCAACAAAACGTGCAAAACAGGAATCTATCAAAGAACAATTATTAAAAGCGCTGAATGATTATAAATGACACAGCAGAAGATTTAGTATGGCAAACAGTTGACCCAGATGATATCTGGGTTATGGATAAATTAATACTTTCAAGAAAATTAGGATATGTATGTGGCCCGGTAGGACAAGATGTTCCTGAACCCGGGCTTTATATTGTCCGCCCATGCGTTAATATGCTCGGCTTAGGACTAGGTGCTAAACAGGTATGGTTGGTCAAAGAGACTATGCACTTACCAGTAGGTCATTTTTGGTGCGAATGGTTTGAAGGATTACATCTCAGTATAGATTACAATTGGGGTATACAACGTTTATGTGTAGAAGGTAAAAAAGATAATGATACTTTCACCCAATGGAACGAATGGATTAAAGTAAATGATCACATTCCATTTCCTAGTGTATTAACTAATCTAGGAAGTAAGTACGAATGGATAAATTGTGAATTTATAAACGGCAATCTAATAGAAGTGCATTTGCGTAAAAACGAAGATTTTAACGGAGGTATCGAACATTTCATTCCAGTTTGGGAAGGACAAGAAATAGATCCTCCCGAAGGTTACATGTACAGAGATTATCCAGATATACATGGACGAATTGGAGCATATGTGAAATGACCAACCCAAGTCATAAAGAAATGTGTAGGATTTTTTATATGGTAAAGGGACATTTAAATTCTACAGAAGATACTATAAGAGCATGTTATGACGGTTATTTTAAAAGACTTTGGGGTAATCATGAAAACTGCTATCATGAAGAAGGTTTTGACGAAGCCTACCATAAAAAGTTCTTGACAAAGAACAAATAATCAACTATAATTAATTTAAACTCAACAGAGTATACTATACTTGGAGAATCAAATGCCTAGAGTTTCTGCAAAAGATAATCGTATTAAATCTTGTAAGGACAAAGCACCCAAGGTTCCACCTAACACATGTCCTTATATTAACTTTGTTCAAGAAATCATCGAGGATCATTTTAAATATGATGACTCGGTCGATGAACACCGTAAAACAACTTTGCTTGAAACACTCGAATATATAAGAAAAGCAAATGAAACACTTCGAGACTCTTCGAAGTATTGGTATGACCAATATAAAAAGGTAGCTTGACAAAGAACAAATAATCAACTATAATTAATTTAAACTCAAAGGAGGATACTATGAGTGATCGTACTTATGGTGCTGAAGAAAAAGCAAAACTAGAACGTCTCGTTCGCGAAGGTGTGACTGTCATGCAGGAAGTAGAAGATCTTCAAGCAGGTCTTAAGGATACAGTTAAGGCTGTGGCAGAAGAATTAGATATTAAGCCGAGCTTAATTAATAAAGCAATTAAAATTGCAAAAAATAGAGATTGGGATATGCATGCAGATGCACATGAAGATCTCGAAACGCTTGTTGCAACATTAGGATATGACAAGTGAACAGTATAAAAAGTTTTTGGATAACAAGTTATTCTAGTGACAGAACTGCATTTTATTTTGAATTAGTAAGTTTCATTTTTACAGTAAGTGCAAGCCTTACACTTGCATTTAATGCAGGAAGCCCTAATATGCTTGTTGTATATCCAGGATTTTTTATTGGTAGTATAACGCAAGCCTATGCAGCATTTCGAAGGGGTGCTGCATGGGTTATGCTCTTGACAATGTACTTTAGTTGTGTTAATATATTTGGGTATGGAGTAGCTGCACAATGGTGGTAAAACCTTATCAATGGTTAGCATGGCTTAGCACAGGATGTTTACTTGCGGCCGCAATATTAGCAGCATTTAATGTGTATCCTTTTTATGTTTATGCGTTTATTATAAGTAATAGTATGTGGACATTAGTAGGTGTGCTTTGGAAAGAAAAAAGTTTAGTAGTTATGAATACAGGACTAACTATTATATATGTAGCAGGACTAGTGTTATAACGCCCACAGGGCATGTAGATGGTTAAGTTGGCCAATAAGCAACAGAGGAGAAAAATTTGAGTTACGTAGACGCTTTCTTTGATCGCGATCAGGATATTATTCGAGTAGTCGAACGCCGAGATGGAAAGCGACATTTCCACGAATACCAAGCAAAATATACATTTTATTATGAGGATCCACGAGGCAAGTACAAGAGTGTGTACGGAGATCCTTTAACTCGCATTGTGTGTAAGAACACAAAAGACTTTCGCAAAGAAGTTGCTATTAACAAAGGCAAGAATCTTTTTGAAAGCGATATCAATCCAATCTTCCAGTGTTTGAGTGAGAACTACCTCAATCAAGATGCACCTAAACTAAACATATTGTTTTGGGATATTGAGACGGACTTTGATCCAGAGCGTGGGTTTGCTCCAGTTGAAGATCCGTTTATGCCTATTACTGCTATTACAGTTTGTATGCAGTGGTTAGACAGTGCGTTGATTACACTTGCTGTTCCGCCCAAAGGTATGCCATTCGAAGAAGCACAGGCTATGTGTAAAGAGCGTTGGGGTGATAACGTAATACTGTTTACGAATGACAAAGACGGTAACGGCGAACGTCAAATGCTCCAAACTTTCCTTGATTTACTTGAAGATGCTGATATCCACAGCGGCTGGAACAGTGAAGGATACGATGTTCCGTACACTGTAAACAGAATTAAACGTGTACTAAGCAACGATGATACACGTAAGTTTTGTTTGTGGGGTCAAATGCCCAAGAAGCGTGAGTATGAAAAGTTTGGAAAGATGTCAGAAACATATGACTTTGTAGGTCGTGTGCATTTAGACAGTCTTGAACTATATCGAAAGTATACATACGAAGAACGTCATACATATCGACTGGATGCTATTGGTGAACTAGAAGTAGGTGAACGTAAAACAGTTTATGAAGGTACATTGGATCAGTTATACAACAACGACTTTGAAACATTTATTGAATATAACAGACAAGACGTTGCACTACTAGATAAACTTGATAAGAAACTACGTTTTATCGACTTGTCAAACGAACTAGCACACGCAAACACTGTGCTACTACAAACAACTATGGGTGCTGTTGCTGTTACAGAACAAGCTATCATCAACGAAGCACATCACAGAGGATTACAAGTTCCTAATCGTCCAAAACGTGACGACGAAAACACACAGGCAGCAGGTGCTTATGTTGCATTTCCGAAAAAAGGCTTGCACAAGTGGATTGGTTCAATGGACTTGAACTCACTGTATCCAAGTGTAATTCGTGCGTTGAACATGGCTCCAGAAACTATTGTAGGACAGATTCGTCCTGAGATATCAGAAGGTCGTGTACATGAAGACATGACTCTTAAAAAGAAGAGTTTTGCAGGCAGCTGGGAAGGCCGCTTTAGTACAGAAGAATATGAAGCAGTTATGGAAAAACGCAAAGACGTTGCACTTACAGTTGATTGGGAAGATGGACGCTCAGATGTACTAAGCGGTGCAGAAATATATCAACTGATCTTTGACAGTCAAATGCCGTGGATGCTAAGTGCAAACGGTACAATATTTACAACAGAATTTGAAGGTGTTATTCCTGGTATTCTAAAGAGGTGGTATGCAGAACGAAAAGAACTACAAGCTATGCTTAAAAAGGCGAAAGACGCTGGAAACAGTACTGAGATTGCATTTTGGGACAAGCGACAACTTGTTAAGAAAATTAATCTTAACTCTCTTTACGGGGCCATTCTTAATCCTGGCTGTAGATTTTTTGACAAAAGGATAGGACAATCAACTACACTTACTGGACGTACTATTGTTAAGCACATGAGTGCAGAAGTGAACAAAGTTATCACAGGCACATATGATCACGTAGGAGAAAGTGTTATCTACGGTGATACTGACTCTGTATATTTTAGTGCATATCCAACACTACGCAATGAAATCGATAACGGAAACATTCCTTGGTCGAAAGACAATGTTATTACATTGTATGATCAAGTAGCAGAAGAAGCAAACAGTACATTTATAGACTTTATGGGTCGTGCATTTCACTGTCCAAAAAGCCGTTCAGATGTTATTGCGGCAGGTAGAGAGATTGTTGCTGAAAGCGGATTGTATATTACAAAGAAACGCTATGCGGCATTAGTGTATGACGTAGAAGGCTTTCGTTCAGACACAGATGGTAAACCAGGCAAGGTTAAAGCAATGGGCTTAGACTTGAGACGTTCAGATACTCCTGTGTTTATGCAAGAATTTCTAAGTGAAGTGCTGATGATGGTACTACAAGAAACGACCGAAAAAGAAATCCTTGAACGTATTACTGAGTTCCGCAAAGAGTTTGAACAACGTCCGGGTTGGGAGAAGGGTTCGCCCAAACGTGCAAACAAGATTGGACACTATCAGCGCCTTGAACAAAAACAAGGCAAAGCAAACATGCCAGGACATGTTAG